CAATTTCATTTGTTTCTACTTCTGGTGTTAATAGTGAAGACGCAATTTCTACTTTCTTTACTTCTAATGCATCAGTAACACGAGCAGCCATTGCAGAATCAAAAGCAGCTTTAAATGCTCCTTGATCGCCAGCAATAGCAGCATTAACTAAATCGATCGTTTCCATAATTATCTCCAATTATTATTTAGTAATTTGAGCATTAAATGCTTGGTCAATACCATTTGCTGATTGTGCTTGTGGCGCAGCAGTAGTATTTTGTGGAGCAGACTCAACACCAGGAGCAATTGTTGGAGCTGGTGGCTCCATTGCTTGTTCCTCTGCCAACTCTTTCTCCATTCTTTCAATGCCTTCTTCATCAAAATGTAAGACATGCTTCTTGACCCATGCCTTGGAAAAATATGTCCCAACATATGGATCAATCTGTGTCATGATTTGCAATCTTGCAGTCATCAATTCTGCTTCCTTGAGTTCCATAAAGTTATTGTCTTTAAGGAAGTCATAGTGAATAGTCTCTTTAAGTTTTTTCCATTCATCAACAGAGCAGATGCCCTTGAGTGCTAATTGTCGTTCCATTAACTCATCAAACAGAGTACTGAAACGAGCACGAATACGATCAATGAACTTACTAAACTTCAATTCATCTCTTGTAATTTCTGTTGATCGACCAAGAGTAAATCCAGTTTGTGACTCTAAGCGAGATGCAGGAACATTCAATGACTTGTATAGTTTTTGCTCAAAGTATTTTACATCAGCCAACTCACCAAGGTTTTGACCTGCTGGAAGAGTTGTGATTTCTGTTGACTTACCTTCACCGCGACGAGGAATCCAAAAGTCTTCCATCATTGACATAAATTTGCGATCGTCTTTGACTTCGCCAGTGGCTGAATCATATACAACCTTGTTTCTAAACTTGGTCATAATGTCGCGAAGATATTGTTCTGATTTGACTTTAGGCATATTACCCACATCAATATAGAACACTCTTCTTTCTGGTGCACGACTTAAACGATAGATAACAACAGCGTCCTCAACCATTCGGAGCTGGTTGAGGGGCTTTATCGCTTTGTGAAGGTACGATAGAACGAGTTGTCTCTTGGCATCCATAAGACCAGAATTGACATTCACAATTGCATCAGTTGCAATCTTTACACCAGCATCGGCTGCTGACGAAACCATATTCTGTCCCTGAGTGGTTGCTTTTTCATTGAACACATAGAATTCTTGTACGCCTTGTACAACTTCAATTCCTGTTCTAGAATCTTTCTTTTTAACGACACTACGAACTTTCTTAATTTTTCGTGGATCGATATAAACTAATTCTTGAATGCCGAGTCTTGGTTGCTTTTCGTCAATCAAAACTTGATAGAATACGCGACCGTCAATATACCATTGACGAAAAATGTCTTGACCTGAATTTGAGAAGTCAAGCATGCGAAGAACATTATCGAATTCTTCGCGAATCATATCTTTGATTTTTTCTGGTTGTTCTAGATCGTCGAGCACAATAGTGACAGATTTGCCAGTTACATCATGCACAATTGCTTCATTAACGACATCGTCAATTGCAGCCTCTAGTTCTGGCTGCATAGCCATTTCACGATAACGACTAATTAAATCGTTTTCGTTTTTAAAACTGGCTTCGAGATCAAGATAGGTTCCGAAATAACCACCAGCTGTGACAGTGAGTGCACCATCATCATTAACTGGAGTTGCAACTTGAGGCTGAAGTTGGACTTCAGGTTTTTTGCGTAGGATTTCGAATCCGAATAGATTTATTGCCATTGTATCTCCATCATATAGAAAGGGGGGAGATAAACTCCCCCCTCAAACCAATAATTAAGCGAATAATCCGCCAGGTATTGTTGAACGACCAACCGTAGTATTCGCAGATTCCCAGTACTGGTACTGGAAAGTAACTGAGAATTCTTCGATTGCATCATTTGAACCCCAATCGAGATCAATTGCAGCAATATCAACTGGGAACATACCAACGAACTTATACTTCTTGATTGGCGAACCGCCAGCCTTTGAGTATTGGAACACTTCAGCGTCAGCAGCATATTGCTGTGTCGTGAGTGCAGCACGAAGGTTTGTTACATTATCGTTGATTCCGCGAACCCATGCTTCCATTGCATTGCGGATAATGAAGTCTTCATCGTTAATTACTGTTACTGTCCAATCAGCAAAAGTGCGATTGCCAGCAACTTTAACTTCGCGACCGAAGTAGTTTACTGGAACCGAACCTAGTGTTGATCCTGGAAGCTGTGCAGTCTTAACCATGAATGTTGACTTTAATTGCGCAGATGAGCGACCAGTCACATAACTTGGGAAATTAAGTCGCACTTCAAATAGATTCGGGCGTGCGCCATCTCCACTTAACTGAGTACGAAATTGATTTACATTAAATGGCATTGTTTTCTCCTGAGCCTATACTCTATTTATTAGAAGCGACCAACGATTTCATCGAAGGCAACACCAGTGCGGACAGCCACGAAGTTCAACTGGATAAAGTTGATTGACTTGGCTGGCTTGATGTAGATATCGCCAATAAATTCGTTGCGATCAATAACTTCTGGTGTATTGTTTGTTTCGTCGCAAACAACACGGAAGTCATAGATGCCACGACGACCCTGCACTAATCTCAAGAATGGTTCAACAAGATTTACGAACTGAGCGCGAGTAAATTCGTCGTTGAACTCAAAGAGGCTGGCTCGTGATGCACGAGCAATTGCCTTCTCAAGAACGATAAAGAGACGACGAACATTAATGCGATCGAATGCGCTTGGCTTGCTTTGTAGTGTCTTATCGCCAAAGAGAACAGTGCCTTCTCCTGGGAAAGATACAACTGGGTTTACGCCGTTCTTATAAAGAGTGTCTCTTTGTACTTGATTTGGATTGAATGCAAGTTTTACGACATTCTTCAACTGACCACGATTGAATCCAGCTGGTGAGAACCATGGATCACGATCTTGATCAGTACGAGCGCAGAGACCAGCAAGGTCACCATTACATGGAACCCAACGATATAGATCGTTGTACTTGTCGTACTGATACTTCCAGTTGCTATCCATGATAGCGAATGATGTTGAAGTTAGATTGTTACGGAAGTTGACAACTGCAGTTACTGGATCAACAGCTTGAACATTTGCAAGCGTTGGTGATACAAAGGCAACGCAGTCTCTACGACCAACTGCTAGGGAAACAACATTTGCAGCAAGAACTTCATCTGCTGAACCAGCCATTACAAGGCTGATATCAACATTATCTGTTGAAGCAAATTGAGCATATGCTGTTTGCACATTACCAGTTGTTGGTGTTGCATCAGTACCACGAACGAAGCTGACACCGTTTAGATTTTCACCAGCGAAGGCATGAGTTGCATTTGCCGCAACACCCCAAGTTGAGTTGTTTGGACCCATTGCATAGATGTAACGAGAGTTGATATAAAGGACATCGCGGTAATAAAGACTCTCACCTGTCTCACCCTTGGCATTTGTTGCCTTAGAGACATTAGCAAACCTTTCAATAACCGTGTTTGGTGTTCCAGTGAACAAACCATCTTCGTCGATGACCGCAATGTGCATTTCATCATTTGCGTCTGACTTATGATTTGCAGCAACAAAGGTTGAAGTTCCTGGAGCACTATCAAAGAATGGTGCATATGTCCATGTTGCGAATGCTGAAGCATTTGCGTTAGCGCAAACAGCAACCTTTAGAGAGTTACCGACAGCACCAGGATAGCGAGCAGCAAAGAGAATATTTGAGTTTGCTGCTGTGAAGAAAGAGGTGAAGTAGTGATCTTCGCTTCTTACCTTCACATTTGATGTGAACGAACCTGATGCCACATTAAGAGCAAGAGCACTATTGAGTGTTTCGGCGTCTGCACGAGAAACAAACAAGCTGTTGCTATATGACAAGAAGTTTGCAGCAGTAAAGAAGGTAAGAGCTGTCGTTGAATCTGGTTTACCATATAGTTCAACGAGTTGATCTTCTGAACCAACCTGTCTTAGAAGGTCAATTGGACCCCACTGAAACGCGCCAGCGATCGCGCCAGTGGATGTAGAAACTGATGGGACAACTGTTGTTGCGTCAATTTCGGATACATTCACGCCTGGAGATACTTGAAAAGCCATGTTTTTGCTCCTGTCTTGGAGATAAAGAAACTTACGAGTTATTTAGTATTTTGGGTTTTTTAACGGTCAATGACATCCCACAGAGCACCATCGGCGACAAATCTTCGATCTGGATTATCAACATCCACATGCCCTGCAAGGAAGGTTGGTAATGCCTCTTCTTCAATTTGTCTCAATTGATCTTCGTGCAGTTTCTGCTTTATATTTGTGTTTGTCATATCAGCAAAAAATTGCTGGTTTGTCATCCACGAGAACAAAACAAGGCACATTACAAGGTCGTCGTGACTTCCTTCTTCAGCCTCAAAACTGCCACCCTTTGCAATAAAGGTGGAGAGTTCTGAGATCACATCGAAATCTTGAATAAGAATTTTTTGTCCTTCAACTAAATTCTTAAGAATAGAACAGCCGAGTCTCTTAACAGACTTTGTGGTTCGTATTCCACGCTGAGATCTATTTCCATATCCCCAAGTAAGGGCAATCTTCCCTTTTAGATCGACTGTAGAGAGAATATTCTCATACTCATAGTCTTCGAAAAGAGAATCAGCAATTTGTTGTCCATTGTCATTAATTTCTACAAGAACCTGAGCCTGATTATAATAATCAGCAATCTGTTTAATGATTGATGGATAAACTAATGGACTTATATTATTATCCTTATAGGTCGCCACGAGCCTGTATGGGATTTGTGTAATATCAATCGTTATACAAGCAGAATAGTCTAATCCTCGACCACGAGAGGTATCGACAATAACCGCATAAGAATGCTCTGGAATTGGCGCCCCGTATATCTTAATTCCAGTTTCAGAGACATGCTGCGGTTTTACAAATGCAAGAGATTTAAGAGCTGCAGCAGATAACAGAGTGCCAGCGGAACCCATAAACTCGCATTCCATTTCTTGAAGAAACTTTTCTTCCCCGAGTATTCTTCTTTGATCGTCAGCCCATGCTTGATCACGACCTGGCACTTGACGCCAATTGGCTTCGATATGCTTAAATCCGTTTTGACCCTCAACAGCCTCCGTCCACATTCTATAATAATGGTTCATACCATTTGGTGTGGAAGAAATTAGAATCTTAGATTGCGTACCAGAAGAGATAGTTGGATAAACAGAGGTGAAGAATTCATCGGCAATATTACTTGGAACGAATGCGAACTCATCAAGATATAGTAGTGAAATAGAGTAACCACGAATTGCACTAGATGCCGTAGAAGTAGCCATTATACGACAATTATTTTCTAACTCAATGTCGCCCTTGTTCCAAACACGAACACCCTGCTGAAGCCAGAGAGGTAAAGATTCGTATGCAATTTTAATTCGATTTAAAATTTCACGAGCTGTTGGTGCTTTGTTAGCAAGAATCGCGACAAACTTATCTTCATTGAATAATATGTACCATAAGATATATCCGACAACCATCGTGGTCTTACCAACCTGACGACCTGCCTTTACAATTACTCGGCGATTATCATTGATGTCTTGAACTGCTTGCTTTTGAAATGGATATAAAGAAATCTGCACAAAGCCTTTATCAAGTGTAATGATCTTGACATAGTTTTCAATAAAGTAAACGGGATCTTTTGAACAACGAATAAACTCACGGATCTGATCTTCCGTAAGTTGCATTGGCATATTAACTCGTTTTAACTTAGGATTACCAAGATAATGTTTGAGTTTAGCTGTTATTTGATTCATTTTTTAGTTGCTTCAATAGTTCAGCAGTGCTTCCTACAAACACTGCTTTATCTACATTAATATTAGTTGGTCCCTGCTGCTCTGCCTTTTGAGGGTTCAATTCTTTTTGCTGCTTTTGCAAAATCATAAGTTTCTCTGTGACATCAGAGAGATTCTTAATCATATTTGCTGCTACTTCATATGCTCTTGGGTGCTGAGATTCTTTTGCAACTTCTAGAATACCATCGAGTGCTTCATTGCCTTTCTCAATGAGATTATAATAGTTTGCCCGCGAATAGTTTGCATCTGGATTATTTTCGTCAGATTGATGTATTGTTATTGGCTTATCCTCTTGAACTACAGGAATATAATCTGTGTTCAAGATCTCAGCCAAATTTTTATCAGTATCACTCATGTTATATCAGGGAAGTCCTGCACAGTTTCGTCAAATCCAAATGCAGTATTTGGTGTTGCTGTATTTGGAGTTGGTTGAACAGTCAATTTAGAAAGTTGAGCCTCATTTGTACCAAAGCTCGCAATATTGTATGATGCATTAGAAACAACACCAGTAATATATCTTCCTGTCTTTATGATACCATTAACATCTGTCACAACTAGATTATTACTTGTTGGATTCCAAGAGTATACAAATGCGGTTACATTTGCTGAGTCAAGTTTTTCTCCCTCAAATACCAATTCGCCAGTTTGGAATGTTCCAGAACCGCCAGTATTTGATACGGTGATAAGTCTTTGATTATCAGAATTGAAGATGCCATTGAATGTATTTGCAGTAACCTTGCGAATAATTTCGCGAGAAACAATCGGACCGTACATATATCCTTTTGCAACAAATACTAATGACCATGTAATCATACGAATAGGATCTGCTCCACCTGTATCTTCTACTGTTTGATTTACACTCTGTAGAATAAATGGGATATCTGTTTTTTGGTCTGCAAGTCCCAAAAAATCAATAGTCATTGTATAGTCTGGATTAAAGAATGGAAGAATTTGTTCAACAATTTGTGTGCCATCTTCGGCATTTCGAACATAGATGTTTAATGTGAATTCAAAATCATATGGAGTTGTTCTTAATGCTTTTACAGTTGTTGCTGACTCAGCAGAAAAACTTTCAGAAAATAAGTTTCTTTTTCTGAGAGGATCATATGTAACATTTGTCAACTCGAAACTCATTCTTGGGAGAGTTAGCTGAACTTCTTTTGTCAGTTCAGGATCTTGAGTAATTCTTTGATAGAATTTTTCTTTTTGGGCATATTGCAAGGGAACAATAATTCTTTCAATTTCTATTGTCCCTGCTCTATTATAACGAACAAGGCGAATGTCATTGAATAGTGTACCAAATGCCACTACCATTTTGCGGATAATTCTATGATAAAAATGCGAACTAGAAAACATTATGGCTCACCGAATGGGTTGGCTTCGCTGAAGTCTAGAATATTATCTGCTTCAGTCTCAATACGGAAATTATCTTGCATACTCTCGTCATTTGCATTCTTCAACATATCAGAAGCAGTTGCAAGAGTATATCGTGCATTGCTAGAATTGCCAATGATTAATGTGTTAGCTGCAAACGCACCACGAATATTTCTAAGTTTAAGTTTCAAGGATGGCTTATCCCAATTTATCACAACACCACGAACTGTAGATGAGGCTAGAGAAGATCCTTGATATACCCACTCTTCTGGTGTGTAAGTTCCAGTGCCGCCAGAGGATACCACATAGTCTGTAGCAATTGCCTGTTTATCAGCAATGCGATCGATCTCTGACATACCTGTATTCAAATACTCGCCATTATACTTGAACGCTTCGACAGTTAACCCATACATATATGGGTTTCGAGCATCTTTACCTAACTGGAAAAAGTTCTTTTCTTCTTCAACAAATTTAATTTCCATCAATTTAAATTGCACAGGAAGATAAATTAGATCACCTTCTTTCGGAACATTGCTAGTTACTTTTGATGCAGAGGTGACATATCTTTCAAATGTTCTTCTTGCCATGCATAGTTTTGCAGTTTCTTGAATCTCAAGACCAAACTTTCCGAAGAATTCTTTATTGCCTTCGTAGTCTTGGAATGACTCAAGATACATCTCAATCTTAAATGCTTGTGAGAATGTTTTGACTGGATCATCACCAAAGAGTTCATCGATGGATGATTGAGAATCTCTTGGAATATAGTAAACATCTATTCCATGATTTTTGATTGATTCGATAATCAAATCTTCCAAAAGGTGCTGTTCAACAGTAGCCTTTTGATTGTTGAAGTAAACAGATGTTGCCATTTTAGCCCACTAACATTTGAGGTGGTTCTTCGTAGACATCTCGAAGATCGATCTCTAGTTTTTCGATTGCAACAGATGCTTCGTCATAAATGGTTTGCCCATTAATTACGAGTCCACCAGGAAGAACATAGTTGCCGTATTTCTTTAAGTTTGTTCCCCATTGTTGTTTAAACAACTCAGTTGCATACTTCTTTAACCAAGTGTCATCAAAAACTTTGCTATAAACTTCTGGGTCTACTATGCGATTTGCTTGAAAACACATATAGTTCCCAGGAATAAACTTACCACTCCAGCCAGTTTGCACATGCACTCTATTTGTTTTTTTATTATAGGTATATGGCATTTCTCCAGTAACGATCATGTCTAACATTGACAGATGTTCACGAGCAATAACATAGTAAGTATATGAGGAAGCTGTTAAATTATAGAAATCGTTGAGGCGAAGTTGATAATTGATATCAAAGATGTTAAATCCAGCAGATGAAGTTGATGATTGAGTAGAGCCAGTAAATGGAAATACTCTCGAAACTCCAACGATTGAATCGGCGAGCTGCACATACTTGTTTAAGATATCTGCATTCGTGAGTTTGTGAGCGAGATATGTGGTCTCAGTGCCATCGTAATGAAAGTCGCGATACTTCTGCAGCGCGTCATCGATACGATCTTCTAATTGATCTTCGTCGACATTAATATCGATTACTGGAAACCCAAGTTTGCGGAGGCAGTAATCCTTGAGTTCTTGTCGAGTGCTTGGTTTTGCCATTGAGATAGAACCTCTCTAATTATTGTATATTTAGTTCTCTATCAACTTCCCGTCTCGAGAGGAATAAATCAGATCTGGATCCATATGAGCAAACTTTTCCCAGTTCGGTTCACCCTGCAAAATTCTCTTTCCGATAGATTCTTCGCCAATGTGTTCGATTAAATTTTCCCCGTTTGTTCCCTTGAGTTGAGCAGAATACATCTGATGGAAGTGATCAAGATATACCATAATCATTCCTTCGTTAATATTAAACCCCCAATACTCTCTGAATGGATAATCTACGATTGATTTTCTATACAAACTAAAGATGATAGGAAATGTTTTAGTGTTTTTACTATAATAAAACTTCTCAATTTTCGTATCAGTCTCCTCAATCTTCGGTGGCTCTTCGTGGAAATACCATTGCTGTCTTTGCAAAACAACTGATGCCATCTTCTCGTCAGAGTTGAGAACTGTTAATAATTCATCGATATGAATCGGTGATGTGATCAAAACATCATCCTCTTGATGAATGATATAGTCATAATCTTGCGTTTTGAGCCATTCAAAAAAGTTACTCCAAGTTACTGATAAACCTTTATTTTCGGTGTTCAACCATAAAAGTGTTTTATGAGTTTTCGCGAGCAACTGAAAGATTGAGTCATTTCGAGTTCTTGGGTAATCGTCGACGATAAGGCGAGTAACCTCATGATTTCCATAATCTAGATTCTTAAGAGAATCTAGAGTCTTCGTTAGGTATTGCAAACGATTGCAAGAAAATATCACATGTAAAATTTTCATTAGTATTCTGTGTTGAAAAAGAAGGTTTGAAATAATCTTCCGTTTTCGAGATTGTTTCCGAAATAGTCCAATGAGGCATGATAAAGGTTTCCGCGATACATCACGATTCGATTATATTTGTTTGCAACATAATCGACCATATCCCACTTTGTATAGTCATAGCCATCAAAATGAGGAGCAGTGTTATCTGCTCTGAAATAGTCGCCCGTTTCCTTATATCGATACAGAGCAGTTCCAGCAGAGAGAGGCGCATTCGGTGTTAGATAGCACACAGCAGCCCAAGAATTATAACTATCAGCATGAATCCAAGTGCGATCTTTCGCAGTGCAAATTTGAAATGCTCCAGTATAGCCAGAATATTCCATCCAATCGGTGATCTGCCCTCCAACATTAAAGATGATTTTTTGAATTGCATCTTTTAGATCGTCTGGAAGATATGGTTTTGTTCTTACTCCAGGATAATTTCCCGACACCTCAAATGGTTGAGACAATGCATAACTTCGCACACCATCTGGGTTTTGATAAAAATCGTCAGTAACAATTAAATTTGTTTTCATAACTCACCTAGTAATACATAAATCGACCAGAAGTCCCATCCCATCCGCAAACTATCCAGTCTGTTTCAATAACATCTTTTTCATATGGACGAGTAAAGTAATATGACAAAGTTTCAATATCATAATGTTTCATTGGGGCTTGATTTAGCAAATGAATTGTTGCTTCATTTATATCAATCATTTTATCTAATTGAGTGCCGCCGAATGCATATAACACCGTGCAATATTGATGTATGCGATTGTTATTTTGTTCTGTTCGACGATCAATAAATGAATAGTTCCAAGAATCATCCCAGTTGAAATTAAGCGGTCGTTTGAAAAATAATTTGTTTAAATTTTCAACATTAAACAGCGCATCATTTAAATGAAAGTAAAAGTATCTTCCGCAAGTTTTAATCACATAATCATATTGTTTTATTTCTTTTCTAAACTTCTTATAGAAGGTATTTAATAACAAAGATTCGCATAAACTTTTATTCGGATGCGTATTAACAATTTCAAATGCTTCTTGATCTAATTCTTTTAGTGGTATAAACTCAGTGTTCTTAAAGAAGCGAAATGTGTCTTGATATTCTTTATAGATGTCTGATGAATCAACAACAACTATTTTTGCCTCTGGAAATGCAGCTTGTATTGAATTGACAGTAAAGATTGTTTGACGAAATCTTTCTTCGCTAGAAAAGATTGTGCGAACAGGGCTATATGTCAATGGCGCATTGCGTGTTTGAATCGATGACCCGACAATAAAAAGATTATTCATAGAATTTATTCTTTATAACTTTTTCTAGATATCGACGATGTTGATCGTGGATCTCCTCATCAGAGAAATTTAATCCCCATTCTCTACAATCAAATGAAGCAATCTTATCAATACTCTCAATTGCAGTTAATAGGGATTTAAAATCTCGCACACGATATCCTGTTTGTCCCTCAAGAACAATCTCTGGAAATGCACCCCAATCAGTTGTAATTACAGGAGTGCCTGATAGATTAGCCTCAATGATCATATTGCCGAATGGCTCAACATAATGCGTCAAACCAATCAATGCCTTTGCATTTTTTAATAGATGTTTTCGTTGTTCTGCATCAGCAACACCAAAGACCTCAACATGATCTGGAACTTTCTCATATCCCAATGCTTTGAGCGATCCAGGACCAGCAATGATAAGTTTTTTACCCATCTTTTCTGTTGCTTGAATTGCAAGATGAATACCTTTCTCTTCGCATACTCGACCCAAAAATAAAAAGTAATCGTCTTTCTTTTCATTGTACTCAAATTCACTGATTGTAAATGGATTACCAATTACATCATCGAACCAAGAAGGGCTCATGAGCATTCCGCGCTCGCCATAAAACATATGCATATTTGCATATGAAGTAAACACACGATATGGCGCAAAGATGCCATTGGCTCTATATCCAATAGAAGGTTCAACTGGTTTGCAGTTTGGATTCATCTCACATGCGAGTTGATTGTCAACGCCAAAGAAACAAACAATCAAATCACCATCGCTTGCTCTCTTGCGAATTTCTTCGCCAGCAAGTTCATTGAATCGCTTTATTTCTTTTGGTAATGTTGGAATATCAATATGCTCGCAATCAACTTGCGCGCCTGGAACTCCATAATGAATCATATGGAAATGCGGCGATAAATGTTTGATATATTTGTATGCGTGGACAGCAAATGGGTCCACACGATTCATCAACCCTGTTGGATTGCGAGGATTTACCAGTACATGGATTTTCATAACAAACTCACAAAAGATAATTTAATCTATTTATCGCGCATCCTTCATCGTCAATGTACCCCAATATGTTGAACCACCATCATAAGTGATGAAGGTCCACAAGTCACGAGAATTTGCTGCAGTCGTTGCTGGAGGAATTGATCCACCCGCCCAGTACACTGTATTCGCAAATGTTGGAGAATATCCACCAGTACCATCTTGCATAATCAACAATGAGAATTGCTGAGCAGTACCAGAAGATGGAGCATTGATAAAGGTAAATTGAGCACTGGCTGTCATCACAGCGCGGAAGTAATTTGATACTGATAAGTCGCAAGTATTTGCAGCGTTAACATTCGTATTGGCTTGCAAGAAATCTTTATATGCTTTCAATGTAATAGAAGTTGCGCCACTAATAATATTGTTAGCAGCACCATAAGCATTATTTGCCTGAGCATACGCAGAATTTGCTTGGGCATATGCTGCATTTGCTTGACCATAAGCAGTATTTGCTTGGGTTCGTGCAGTGTTTGCCTGACCATAAGCGTCATTCGCTTGTCCATAAGCAGTATTTGCTTGACCATATGCATTTTGTGCTGTTGTTTGGGCAGTGTTAGCAGCACCATAAGCATCATTAGCAGTTGTGCGGGCAGTATTTGCCTGATTTCTCGCTGTATTGGCTTGATTATATGCGATTGTTCCATTTGGTTCAAGTACAATGCTACCAACCATTCCACCATGAATAGTGCACTGATAAACATAAGTATTTCCACCAAGTTCATAAGGAACTTTCCAGTATAATGTGCCAGAAACTTTGCCTTGAGCAGAAGAACCAGTGCTTACTGTTCCATCAGTTGCAACATGAGTCAGTCCAGTGTCATAGTTTGAACCACCAGATGAAACACGAATCGCGAATGGGTGTCCAGCATTGTTTAAATTAAATGCAATCGTCTCGCCAGCACGAACATAAAGTGATGGGTTATCAACAGCAGCACCATACTGATCAAACCGATATGCACTTGCGCCGTTGTTCGTAACATCAAGGCGAGTTAC